CAGAATTAGCTGTATTTTATCTAGTTAATGATATGGACTTAAAAATTAAATTGATGATTGGATTATCATTTATTGGAATTATCATCTTCAGTTTATTTTTATTAAGCCATACTAAACAATTAAAGGAAAATGCCGAGAATTGTGAAGTTGCGAATTATCCAAAAGAATCAGTTAAATTTATAATTGCCATAATGAACCTTTTTGGAGATATAATTAGAATTTTGGCTCTTACAAAAGGAAGAGGTAAACGTGGCAGAAGATAATTCGTAAAATTGTAAAATTGTAAAATTGTAAAATTAAATTTCTGTTTTTTAAATTGTTTTAGATTTTTAAATAATAAAATATGTTGAAAATTAAAAAAATTATAGGTGATTGTAAAAAATTATGAGTGATCTAGTATGTAGTTAATTCTAATAGAAAATATTTTTTTCATACCTAATGGTGGACTGTAAACTGCAACCGAAATAATATTTCCATCTTTATCAACTTTTTCAGGTGATAATAATTCATTATCCATATCCATTTTTAATATACCCCTTCCAGGTGTCATAAGAAATAAATCTCTGTCGTTTTTAAGTGCAAATCCTTGATTTAACTTAACCAATTTAAATAATTCATCAGATACTACTTCATTAGAATCAGCATGCAATCTATTAGAAGATTTAAGGCTTACATATTTTCCATTTGGTGCTTTCAATGATATACTTTCGGTCATATAGTTACCCTCCAACATAAATTTGTGGTTATCTGATAATTTTCTACCTTTTAACATTAATATTCCTGTATTAGTTGTTGTCATATAAAGTCCAGAGCTATGTTTAAATGCGATTTGTTTTTGATGATTTAATTTCTTAATTTTGAAACATGTTTTTGCAATATTGCTAGTTGTATCCGATTTTACAAATTCTTTCAAAACACCATTATAATTACCTATAACTTTAATACTATCTTCACTTAAAGTTGCAAAAGAAATATATTCATCACCTTCACATTTTGATTTAATAGGAATAAATGTGGACATTTTTACTTCATCTTCATCATTAAGATCTATTTGCTTAATATAAAAATAACGACCTTCTCTTGTTATTACATTATTTAAATTATTTGCTGTTGCTAACATTACAGCACTTGGATAATGTTTATTATTTGCGGGTAAAACCACAAATCCTTGTTCTATAAGGTGTTTACCATTATTTTTAGCAGGAATGCCTCTAAATACACAATTTTCGCCCGATTGAGAAAGAAATAATCCGGTTATATTATAAGATTCAATAGTAATAAGTTCATTTTTAAACTCATACAAGAAATCGGGTATATCGTCATATATTAATATTGGAGGTTCTACAAATAATTTATTGATATCAATAAAGGATTTGGGAGTTCTATGAAATCTGAGACTCTCTGGTTTTAATTTAAAGTATCCGTCTTTGAAGAAATCTAGGTATTTTTTCATATGCTCATCATAAACTTGATAATTTAAAGAAATAAATTGACATCCATAATTAATTGGGTTATCTAGGTTATAATTCAAACTGAAAGTATCTTCATCTTTGTGAGGAACTACTACAGTCATCCCAACTTTATTATAATTACTAAGTGTATCTACAATTTTTTCATCTTTTATCAAAGTATATAAAAAGTCCTGGTTTTTTTGAATACTCTGAATATCAGGATATTTTTTCTTAAAATGATCTACAGATAAATCCTGTGATTTTCTGGAAAGTAGCCTATTATAATTTTTTTTATTTTCATTAGTCAAAGTTATTGTATCTAGTTCATTATAGAAAATTCTATTTAGGAAACCTGATGTATTAACAATAACATCAGTTAATTTAGTTTCATAATAATCATCATTCGATAAGAATATAACCCGTCTTTGTAAATTACAAACCCTTTCTAATGATATTGGAAATGTTGCATATTTTGCTGGTGGAACCATAACTTTTTTAAATATTTGTTTAATTAAATCAGCCAATTTACCTAGTGTTATTTCATCCGATGTTCTCAACTTTAAATATACAAACAGTGGGTGATTTACCTTTTTATCCCCAATCATAAATGCTTTTTTGTATATTAATGTAAGAACCTCTAATACATCTAAATAATTCAAACTGTTTACCCAATCTCCTTGATAAGAACCAGTTGCAACAATTGGCTCCGCACCCCTATTTAATTCCGATTTACAAATTTCAAATTCTATATATCTAGCACCTGCTTCCAATACCTTACTTATCATATCTAAACTCAAATAGTCGTATTTTTGGTTTCCTATTAGAGGAGTATTATAACTAGATGCTATATAATAGTCTGATAGAATATATTGTTCCATCGGATCTTCAATATCATAACATGAAGGAACTTCTATGTGTTCTATTTTACCATCATAATCTAATTCCTTAATTTTATAAAAATTTTTTTTATCGAATGTATTATAGAATAAAATAAATATTAATACTATTAAAAATACTCCAAATACAATAAATGTTTTTTTATTATCATAAATATTAAAATTTGGTAATTCCATAATTACTATTACTAGAAAAAGAGAAAAAAAAACGATACTATTCACATATCAACAAAATATAAAAATTTAACTATTGGTTATTAGTTATTAGTTATTAATTATTTGTCCAAGTATTCATACAATAACAACAAATATACAAATATTTCATATCCTCTTCATCAATTTTAATATAAGCTACATTGTTAGTATTAACTTCATCAACTGATTTGCATTGTTTATTAGGACATTCAATGTTATTTATATGTGGAATTGTTGGGTCTTGACAAATATATTTGAGATTCTTATCTTGAATGAAAATATTTTGGTTATTGTAATCATTTTTATAGATACATTTATTAGTAGAATAATCGCGTTTGTTTGAATAACCACAATTATGACAAAACTCCGTTAATTGATTTTCAGGAGATTCGTCTTGTTTAAGTTTAATGAAAAGCAAATTCTCACAATCGGGACAAAAATTCATTATAGATATATTATTAATAGAGATTAATCTTTATATTTATTGTTTCAAATAATAATTGTTTTCAATTTTATTTTAATCTTACTAATAGCAGGTTTTTATAATTAATAATTTATTGATTAATTACATTTTTAAAATAATCTTTTAATATAATAAAAACAAATGGCTAAATCAAGATCATATAGAAACTCTAAACGTTCCGCTAAACGTTCCGCTAAACGTTCCGCTAAACGTTCCGCTAAACGTTCCGCTAAACGTTCCGTAAAAAAACAATCTGGTGGAAGCCCTGCATCCAGCCGTGTAATGGGTTTTGTTAATTCAGGAGTTGTTCCAACTGTTGATAATGTAGCATCACCCCGTGCCGCAGGTATGGTTGAAGTAAAAACTAACCTCTACAAAACATCTGGTGGTGGTCGCCGTTCTCGCCGATCTCAGCGCACCCGCCGTTCTCGCCGCTCTCAACGTGGGGGATATGGTAGTGATTGGGTATCAACCCTTTACTCACGTGGACCTGTAAATAATCCTAGCAACAAAGATTTATTTAAAAAATTTGCCGATGAAAGCAATTTTGTAAGCAACGAAGATTTATACAATATGGGTCATTCTTCACCAGCTCACGTTGGTGGCGCTCACTGCGGTTCCCACAAAAAACAAACTGGTGGCGCTCACTGCGGTTCCCACAAAAAACAAACTGGTGGCGCTCACTGCGGTTCCCACAAAAAAAACAAAAATAGAAACAAAAATAACGGTAAAGGTAAAAAACACAGCAAAGGGAAAAAAACAACAGCAAAAAACCACAATAAAGGTAAAAAAGGGAGTAAAAAATAAGAAACGTAATTAATAATTAATAATAATTGATAATAATTAATAATAATTGATAATAATTAATAATTCATTTTTAAACTTTTAATAAAAAAATTAATGTAAAATTAATAAAACTTTGAATTTTTACTTATTGACGCCATCTCTTACCACATACAAGACACGTTAAGAAAATTGTCATCGGTTCATCAGCGGAACGAGTTTGGACCTCAGTATAAGTAGCCTTCTTTTGTCTACATTTAGGATTAGGACATCTAAACATATCTGTTGCAGCACCTTTATTATTTTCCGCAATCATCTTTTCACGACGTTCATTTTCTTCGATAATATCCATCCATACTTCGGGATATAATTCAATTGGAGACATGAAAGCTATTTTAACAGGGTCAATTTCACCATTAATAACTTTATCAAGAAGAATTGTGTTTTTAACATATGATGTTTTATCTAAATTAGTATACAAACTTCTTGATTTAGAATTATAAATTTCGCAAAATTCCGGAGCCTCCCACATTGCAAAAATATCTTTAATTTTGCATCTATTAATAGTATAATTATATATACTCATCTCAATTTTCCGATTAATATCAATATCATTAATTATATTTGAAAATAATTGGATGATTTTTTTACGTTTAGTATATAAGTTATTCAAAGGAATTAAAGTATCTTCCTTGTTTAATATACTGTTAATAATAAATAAATCACCGTCCAATTCATCAGGTAATTGAGATTCTTCAGGTTTATCGGAAGACGTTTCCTTTTTTGTCCTTGTTTGTTTCTTCTTTTTTTTTAAAATTTTGGGTTTTTCTTCAATAATATCCGGATATTCATTTTCAATATCACTAATATTTTCCATTTCACTCAAACCATCTTCTAAATCTTCTCTCATACCATCCTCGAGTTCTTGTTCCATAGCCTCATCTATTTCACCATTATCGTCTATAATTTCTTCTAATTCACTTCCTTCAATATCAGACATACAAGTTTCATTACCATCTTCAAATTCAGATAATTCTACATCTGTATTGGCAATGCTCTCCAAATCTTCTTCAATATCAGTAACAGTCTCATAACCATTATTATCAGCCTCTGCCTTATTATCATCTGCCTTATTAGCATCTACCTTATTAGCATCTACCTTATTATCATCTGCCTTATTAGCATCTACCTTATTAGCATCTGTCTTATTAGCATCCGTTTTATCAGCATCTGTCTTATTAGCATCCGTTTTATCAGTTTCTACTTTATTCGTATTTTTCTTTTTTCTAACAGTGGTTTTTTTAGACTTAACGGATTTTTCAACAACTTTACACGAATCATTTGTGTCAACAATATCACTAGATGTATCTCCTTTTATTGAATTTTTATCAGGTGAATTTTCATTTTTTTTGTTTAGGAAACTCTCCCAAATTTTAAAATCAAAATCAAATAGTTTATTGTCTTTATTCATATAAATAACCCATATGTCCCCCAATACTGGTTTATTTTTTTCTAATGGACGAAATGTCGGAACTTGATGGTTATTCTTTTTTCTTGATTTTGTCTTTAATTTCAAAACATAAATATGTCTTTTATTGTAATAATATTTATCTAATAATTCAAATTTACCATATTGTTTCAAATTTTTTTTAATGTATGTAAAACCCTCTTTTTTGATTGTTTCATCAAATTGGAGTTCTTTTAGTTCTTTACTACTATCTGTTTTTAGTATTAAACATTTATTTGTTGTAACCATTTAGATGATATGATATAATATTATATTCTACAGACTCTAAATCAATTTTATATTTCTTATTAAATTGTCTTAATTTACAATAATTTAAGTTATCTTTAATTAAAAAAAAAATAAGTTAATTATATCAAATT